GCTGAATCGGTGTTAGTAGCAATATTAACATAACCTAATGGAAAATAATCTGGAGGTGAAGGTGGTGTAGAATAAGGTAATGCTTTAATTTCAATAGTATAATTAGTTGGATTTGTATTAGAATCTATCTTAGCGCATATAAATCCATCTGAAGTTGTATTAGCTGAATATACATTAGACCAGTAATCAAAGAAGTTACCACCAAAGAAAGCTGGGTCTCCTTCTAATATTTTAGTTGCACCATTACTTGCAAAATATAATCTACCACCATGAACTTCAAAAGTAGTTTCTCCAGATGTAGTGTTAGTATCTACTTGGTCTATTCTAAAATTAGTATTATCTATTGTTGAGCCACTACCTGTTTGTTCATTTAAAGCAACGAATATACCTGTAGCATCATTTGAAACTTGAAAATCATAAGGGTCAAATTGAATATTATTAAGTTTTTTAGCCTGCCTGTTGATATTAATCCAAGCATCCATATCAAGGCTTTGGTCAGTCCTTTTAGGAAGTTTATTAAAGCTAGACATAAAAACTCCTTAAGGTGTAGTGTTTGGATTACTAGGTGGCGTAACAGGTAATGTAGTATCAAATAATGTTTTAAAATCACCGTATAGATATAAAGAATCTGTACCACCAAACTTTATAGGTATATCCCATTGAGCAGTATCCATTCTTAATATCTTTTGCCAGCCATCTTCATCATTAGTATTATTATCAGGATTACGATATTTAAATAATAATTCTACCTGCCACTTCTTAATATCAGTGTAATCTCTATACATTTCAGACGATGCAGAAACAAATAACCAACTACCTTTAGCTCCACGCATTGCAAGTAAACCATTAGTAGACATATCGGAATCATTAAGTTTTCCTAATAGACTTCTACATTTTTGAGTGAAATCATCATAATTAGAATCAAATACTATCATTGTAAGTTTAAGGTCTGAGGCATTTACTTTGATTGCTAAAGGTTGATTAATTCTTACAGTAGGTGTAGATTTCCAAGCCCATCCGAAATTAGGGTTATTAGGATTAGGCTTTATACTAATCATTTCCCCACCATGCTCCATAGTAACAGGTAGCTTAGCCATATCAGTTTGTATACCACTACCTGATGTTGGGTCTTCAAATTGTGCAGGGTCAGTAGGTTCATTGCTATAAAAGCACTCATACTGTAATTTACGTCTATCAGAAGAAACTACAGTTCTTTTAATCTTACGGCAAGTTAAATTTACATAAGCGGTTAAAGAGCCTGCACCTGTTGGACTAAATGGTGTAAGGTCATAAAGATATTCTGGGTCTTGAAATAGCTGACCAAATGATGGAAGTTCTACATCTGAAGTGGTATCATCAGGGTCAAATAAAAATACCCTTATAGCAGACATTCCCCTTTGCTCTTTACTTAATTCTTGTGGGGCTACTAATTCTCTTAAACCTATTGTCATATCAGAAACTCCTTAGAAGGTAGCAAATGATGGATTAAATATTATTGATTTGTTAGCAGGACCATAATCTGACCATTGATTATTTAATTTATCAGCAGCGGCATTCATTTTATCTGAAGCTTGATCCATTTTATCAGCAGCCATTAACATTGTATTATCTGCTAAATCTTGAGCAAGTTTATTAAGTCCTGCAAATGAAGTTGTAGTAGTAGTTCCACCAAAGACATATTTTTTCTTTTCGGCTTCTTTGTCTTTTGCACCAAAGCCCGTACTGTTAATATTCTTTATCCAGTTATCCCATACTCCTTCAGATTTCTCCTTAAAAGCCTTTATAGCATTAAAGGTATCAGTAAATAAATTACCTGAAAATAAAGCTTTAGCAAGGTCAATTAATAATCTTATGCCATCTCCAATTGTAATAAATACATTAGCAATAAGTTCAACCATAGACATTATATCTTGAGCTAACTTTATAAATAAATCACCAACCCACTTCAATACATCCCATAATATTTTAAAAGTGTTTATTAATACTTCAGCACTAGATTTACCTTCAACACCAAATACTCTAGCTAAAATTAATATAACACCAGTAACTTCAGCCGCTATTACACTAAATTTAAGTAATGCTGAACCAATACCTGCCAAAGATATACCACCAGCCGCAGCACCAGCACCACCAGCCGCAGCACCACCAGCTAAACTAGGACCTTTAAACATACCTGCTAAACTAAAAGTAGACATAGCTGTTCTAATTGTACTCATCATTCTTGCAATTTGTACAACCGCAGTACTTATCTTAGTAACTACAAAAAGGAATGATAAAGCTATTCCAACATCAAATAACATCTTAATCTTCTTCTCATCCATGTTATCAAGTATTTTAGATATATTCTGAATGATTTTTTGAAGACCATAAGATTTATTAATTGTATCTCCAACTCTAGCTAAAAATTGATTCCATGAGTAAGTTAAACCACCAATAGCTTTACGTAAATTAATAGCACCTGCATCTAATGTTTGAAGATATTTATTAAAACCAAGTATACCTAAACCAGCTATAGGAGCAGCCATATATTTAATAGTTCTTGCTACAGTGTCTAAATGGGTCTTAGCTAAAGATAAATTTTGACGAAGTTGACCCTCTTGCTTTTTAAGTTCTCTGGTTTTTTGGGCTGTAAGTTTTTCATTTCGTTCAGCTATAATTAATCTTTCTTTTTCGGCTTCAGTTATTTGAACAATACGTATAAGCTCTTCCTGTAACTCTTTCGGTGCATTTTTAATAATATCATAAGCTTTTTCTTTATTTGTATCAGAAGTATCAGAAGTATCAAAGCTTTTACCCTGTCTATCAGCTTCTTCCTTAATCATTCTAATTGAAGCACTTATTCCTTGACCAATTCTACTTTTTATCTGACCAAAAGCTTGACTTCCAAATCCACCTTCACCTTTACCACCACTTCCACCACCTAATCTAGCACCAATACCAGTAGCTAAAGCCTGTTCTATACTACCGCCAGCTCTACCAATACCACTCATTCCGCCACTACCACTAATACCAGAAACATTAGAGGCGTTATTAAGTCCTTTAAGTTGATTCCTTACAAAATCTAAAGAAGCAGGATCAAGTTTTACCTTAATCACTGCTTCTGCTATTGGTTGCGTATTAGCCATTTTTGATTCTCTTATTATGTAATTCTAAAGTTTTTGCAGGGTCCATTATTTCAGCATAATTAAATGTTTTCCTGCCTGTTTTTTCACTAAGCATCTTTACTGTTCCTTCAAGTGCTCTAGTGTTCATATCGGCATCAGTTAACTTATCCTCCGCACCATCATCTTTGCCATTGTCCCATTTTATGAATTTAGCTAGATTATTCTCTAACAATTCCATCTGAGCTAATGTCATTCCTAAAACTTGATCTAAACTGAAGCCATACTTATAGCAAATATGACATACTGTTTGAACTATATTGTCATTTAAGCTTGACTTCTTTCCTTCACTTATTTTTTTTTATCTGCTGAGCCTTCTGAGCCTTCTACTACTGACCTAATCTGTCCCTGTAAATAAGAGAATAATAGTGTCTTCTCTTCATCTGTAGACCTGAATAATGCCTCTGATATTTCCTCATCAGTTACAACCTGACATTTGTTTAATGCAACCTTAAGCAATTCAGCCAGCCCTAAAGGTGTAGCTAAGTATTGCATCGACGCTTGGAATAATGAATCACCACTAGGAATATTACTCTGGGCATTAACTAAGTAATCTGTCTTGTCTTTACCTTCAAGTATAGACGCTAATGACTTAATCTTTTCAAGTTCAAATTGTAATGCTTTAGCCTGTGCATCACCAAAGAATTCTTTTAAAGATAATGTTTTAATCTTATAGGTTTTTCCACCAAATGAAAAATCTATTGCTGAATTAGCTAACTCATTAACCGACATAACTCTTCTCCTTTTTTTATTTTATTATATCAAAGCTGAACAAACAGGTAAGCCAGTAAACACAAATGTATGGTCATAATTTATAATTCCATCAACAGGAGTAGATACTGAAATTTTACTTATGATAATATTTCCTGTTATAGCCACACCAGAAGCAGATGTTTTAAAAGCTACTCCTGCATGTAATCCAACAGTAGAAGCTGAATTTCTTGACGAGAATGTACCAGAAGCTCCTATTAAGCAAGCTACTTTTTCTTTCCATCCCTGACTATCAAATGAGGTTGCTTCAATTGCATCCTTATTGACAGTTATTTCCCACTTATAAATTTCAGTAGCGCCTGTTCCTGTTACGCTACCACCTAAACCACAAATTGATGCAGTAGAAATTTTCTCATCTCCTTGCTAATTTTTTATTTCAATATTAGCTTTAATTGTTTTATATTCCCATTTATAGCCTTTTGCAGTATGACGGTATTTATCGCCCTTACATACATGAGCTATACTACTTTTTCCTATACCAACTTCTTTAGCAGCTTCCGTAATACTACTAAATTCCTTAATAAAATTACCTTGCTTATCTAACTGAATAACTGGAATACTATTATGTTCTGATGCAGCCTTAATAGCTCTTGTATTAACTTTACCGTAACTTGGACTATTTTTTCCACTCATTCTTTTAGACATCATATCTTTCCATTCTTGAGTGCGTTTCTTTCCAAATTGACTAGAGTTCTTACCGAATAATCTCTTGCCACCAGGATTTGCGTTATAGCCATATTCACGATCTTGAGTCTTATATAACTTTATTAAGGCTATCTCGTATCTTTCTAACTCTTCTTTTTCACACACTAAAATAGGACTATATATAAAATTATCAGTTCCATATTTATTTAATGCATTTTTAAGATGCGGATTATGAGTTGTATTATTTCTATTTTCAGTTACATGTCCATTAAATCGTGAAGAAAGATTTCCAGTCAAACCTATATAAAGTTTACCATTAATAGTGTTGGTAATTTTATATATACCAGGTTTATTATAAAAATAAGCCCATTCGATTGTACTATCTTTTTTCATAATTATGAAACGACTATTGGACCAGTTGTTACGAAGCTATAACGATAAGTAACTTTGTCGTCAACTGGTGTACCTAATGTTATTGATGTTACGATAATGTTTGCTTGAATTGTTTGCTTAGCGTTAATGAAATCAACAGTTCCATGAGCACCAACAACTCCACTTGCAACTAGTGTATCCCAATCACCATCGCCATCTTTTAGACAGGCAATATACTCCTTTGCTCCACCAGACGACATTGATGTTGCTTCAGGCGTATCCTCATTAAAGTTAAAAGTCCACTTGGTAATTTCTCCACCAAGACTTACAGAACCAGTTGTTCCGCATTCGCTATTTGTTGGCATTATTAATTCTCCATTTAAAGTTAAATAAACACTATATAGTCACTTAATAATTCAATTTTTAAAGAATTATGACCTAATGAAAAATAATTCTTGATTAATTTAGGGATTTAGATATAGTGTGGGATAGGAGGATTGTTATGGAATATGATGGATATAGTTGGAAATTAGTTGATGGTTACTATAAAAGATGGAATAATATCAAAAGAACATATGTTAGTATGCATCGTTATATTTTTGAAAAATACAATGGAATAATTAAAAAAGGAATGTTTATTCACCATAAAGATAAAAATCCATTAAATAATAGTATAGAAAATTTAGAGATGATAACCCATAGCCAACATTCAAAGATACACCAAACTGGACGTAAGTATACCAAGGAAGATAAAATTAAAATGAGTAAAAAGGCAATAGGAAACAAAAGCCACTTAAATCATAAGCACACTGAACAGACAAAAGAATTAATTAGGTTAAAGATTATTAAGTATTGGAAAACCATATCCTAACGCCCAACAATAATTCTCATGTCTAAGTGAATACCCCATACCTTAACACCTTCATCAAAAAAGGTAGTGTTATTGTTATACGAAATTGTAGCAATATGAGTTACACCATTACCAGTTGGAAGAGACTTTCTATGGTATAAGTCTTCTAATCTATCTGTAATATCCTCTAAATCTGAATGCTGTCTATCATTACCGAATATACTAAACTGCCATCTTCCATCACTATAATCCCAACCTACAGGATTAGTATCACTTAACATAGCCATTGTTTGATTTGAACTGATATGACTTACCTTTATAATAGGATAGTTGACAGACTGTGGCGCATGGTCAAGATATAAGGCAATATTATCTACCGTCCATAATGTGTCTAATTGATATTTCGTCCATATTCCTTTCTTAATTTCTTGAATTAGCTTCATTTTATTTCTCCTACTATTCTGTCTAAAGCCGGTCTTAAATATGGCTGTGGAGCATGTTGTACCGTTCCAAATTCAACATGTCTTGCGTAATGACAGTCTGTTCCTACTAATTTTTCATTCTGATCAATTCCATCCCTTACTGTAATAGAATCTCTTAAATTTCCAGTATCAACAGGAACTATTCGTTTAGCTTCACTCTTAATGTCTTCTGCAATGCCTTTAAGATATATTTGAGCTTCAGCCTGCAATACCCTTAAACCAAAATCACTAATTTTAATTTCTACGGTCATTCTGTTACAACTCCTTCTACTGTAAATGGAGAAGGTACCATCTCATATGTACCTTCTGGCGTATTATATGGTGTACTAATCTTCCAGTATTTAACTACATAACCACTGTATGCAATTACATTATATCTACTGTTGTCAGGATTATAGGCTAACCAATATGTATTAGATGCAGAATTATACGACTTATATCCACCGTAATTTGCAACCTTATGATATAAGCCATTTTCAGCTATACTAAATCCGCTTAATGTTTTATAGCCGTAATGAGATGAACTTGAAGAAGAACTTGAAGAACTAGAATTAGAACTTAAAGAACTTGAACTCCACTCTTCAATATAAGAAGATGATGAACTTGAACTTGGGCATGGTACATATGAAGCCGTTGTAGTGCCTGATGCAAAATAACTTGGGCTATATGTGTCTGTAGGGTCTGAACTGTGATTAGCCCAAGTTCCATCTAACGAAAGCTGACCCGGAACTCTAGATATGTTATAACCAAGATCTAAAAATACATTATTCTCGTACCAAATGTAACGTTCAGTTATTGTGCTGTAATAATAAGGTAACCCAAAGAAATCACCCACATAATCGTATTTGCCTTTAATGTTAGGAGTTGTATCGTTACATAAATAGATTCTGTCATTATACGAAGAAGAACTTGAAGAACTCCACTCTTTAATATAAGAAGATGAGCTTGAAGACGAACTACTTGATGAACTAGAACTTAAAGAACTTAATGAACTTGAAGAACTCCAATTTTCTATATAAGAACTTGTAGAGCTTGAAGATGAACTTGAATGGGTAGATTGAATATGATTATAAACATTAAGTGTTCCTTGAGTATTGATATAGGCAGAATACGCACCTAAAGCATCTCCACAATCAGATGTATAACCTGACTTAGACCAACTCATTACTGTTCTGTTTCCTAGCAATTTACTTATATTCCAAATTGAAGCAGGTTGGAAATATATATAAAAATCCTTAATTGGATTATAATAATAACATGTTCCACTATATATTCCTGCTCTATAATAAGCACCTTCAGCATCAGGTAAAGCATCGCCACTTACATAAACAGTGTCTTCAAAAGAACTAGAAGATGAACTTAAAGAACTTAAACTTGATAAAGAAGAACTAGAGCTTGAAGAAGAAGAACTAGAACTTGAGCTAGATGTAGAATAAGAACTTAAAGATGAACTTGAAGAATTAGAAGATAATGAAGAACCTGAACTGTCACTAGATACAGAAGAATTAGATGAACTTGAAGTGCTATCTGAACTTGAAGTGCTATCTGAACTTAATGACTTAGAACTCTTAGAACTATCAGAATCAGAACTCATAGATTCTGTACTAAATGAACTTTCGCTATTACTGCTCCTAGATGAAGAAGAAGTACTTGAACTTGTAGTGTAACCTAATGAAGATTCAGAACTAGATGAACTTGAAGAAGAACTAGAACTTGATGAGCTTGATGTAGAACTAGAAGAACTTGAAGAACTTGAAGAACTTGAATTAGATGATAAACTAGAGCTTGAAGAAGAAGAACTAGATTTACTTGAGGTAGAACTTGTAGAGCTTGAACTATTAGAACTACGAGAACTTAAACTTTCAGAACTAGAAGAACTTGAAGATGTAGATGCACTGCTTAATGAGCTAGTTGAAGAAGAACTAGATGTAGAACTGGAAGAAGAACTAATAGAACTACTTGAGGAAGAACTATGGCTATCAATAGAAGAAGTTGAACTACTATCTATTTGATATACTATAATCTGATTAACTAACCTAACATCTATCTGCTGATGCCTTCTATAATCCATTTCATAAATATTTAAAATATCGTAATTTTCGCCAGTAACATTATCTAATATAATATCTGAATCTATAATAGG